GACGCCACCAGCGTGCAGATCGCTCTCGCTGTCACGGCGCGCGAGCAGCAGCAGCCGGTCACGCAGCGCTTCCCACCCCACGCGATTGCGAAAGACCTCGTCGAGTGGTTTGCGAAACACCGCCGCGTGTTCGACCTCCAGCAGGGCGCACGCTGAGCGGTTGATCAGCACGACGCGGCCGTCGGCGTCGATGCCCAGCATGGCGTCCGAGGCCTCATCCATGATGAGTGCCGTGCGCGATTCCGTCAGCTTTTGCCAATGCCTGTCCAGGGCCGAGAACAAGGGATCGGATTCAGTGAGGGGGGGTTGTGTCGGCTGACTGGCCCGCCATAGCGCGGCCAAACCAACGTTTGATAGTAGACATAATATACAGACTGCGTACCTGCTGAGGTGGCAGGGCGCGGCATTGCGTCGGCGGGAACCGGGTTAATCATTGCAATTGCCGCCACGCTCGCGGCAATTCCTGCGGCCTTCAGTTTTCCCAGGGCTTCGCGCCAGATTTCGGCGTAGCGGCTGTCTAGGGACATCTGAATTTCCGCCACGGTTTCGATAACAGGCAGGCTAGCTTTTCGCGCGAGAAACGCAATTTCGTCTGCGTCAGGCTTGTGCGTGCCCTTCTTCCATTCGGTTAATCGATTCTGGTGTTTGTCCATTTCTGCGGCTAGCTGTTTCAGCGAGCCCGCGTTATTGGCGGCACGTTCAATTAGGTCGTTAAGCGTCATAGGGTAATCCCTCATTCACGCAAAGCGTGATTCCTGTGCTACAGTCGCGCAAAACGTGATTCGCGTTTTACGTGAATCGCGGAAACCGCGAACACCTGGAATGTAGCCCAAGGAAGCCCCGCTGTGAAGCAAACGCCGAAAACCGGACCTGACAAGACCCCTGAGAGCTGGACGCTCTTTGGCGTCGCTCTGGCCTTGATGCTGGCGACGGTTGTGTTTTTCGCTGGCTATCACCAAGCGTTGGCGGACGTGGACGCCGTGTCTTCCGGCGCCGGGGCGGCTGCGGGCGCTTGCGCACGGGGCCGCCTCGGCGCTGTCCCCCTCGGTAACACGGGGACAACAACGGTGGAGGGCACGCGGTGAAGCTCGCACGCCCGGTCATGGAAGGCTCGAAGGTCAAGTGGACCTTGGAGCAGGTCCAGCAGTCGAACCCGGATCGTGTCCGCGTTGACTGGCTCCGTTTCACCATCCCGGTTGATCGGCTGGTTGATTACGTCGAGCGCTTGGAGCAGGTCGGCGGTTGCGGTCGTAGCGTTGACGATTTGTGGTCGTGGACGCGTCATCACGCAGCCGTCACCGATGACGAATTTGTGCGTTATCGCGGGATGTTGCCTGAGCGGCTGGCTCGTGAAGCCGTCATGGTTGACGGTCGTGAGTTTTACGTGACGCCACGTGCTTTGTCTTGCCTCGGCAATGCGTCGCTCTCTCGTGTCGTTCGTCGTGACGATGGCGGCGCGTTGTTCCACTTCATGAGCGGCCACCACGCCGAGGACTCTGGCATGGACTTCTACGCGGCGCGTTCGCCCGTGTTGTTCGAAGGTGCCGTGGTTGGTTACGTCCTGGCCGGTGGCAAGTCTGTCAACCAGTCGAACACCGTTCACTTCAACCTGTTCGGCGGCGCCTGTCTTCAGTTCGGTCCGGCACAGCTTCGTGCCATTGCTGATTGGGTTGATGAGCTTGGCGGCTGGATCACTCGTGCCGACCTTGCTCTTGATGTTTGGCAAGGCCTCGACGTGGTCGATGTTCAGCGTGCTTGGCATGAAGGCGCTTTCGACGTGCGGGGCAAGCGCCCTAGCCAGCGTGAACACGGTTCATGGTCTTCAGGCCACTCGCGCACGTTCGAGGTCGGCTCTCGGGGCACGGGAAAGCTCCTTCGCGCTTACGAAAAGGGCGATGAACTGTTCGGCCATGAAGTCGATGATCCATGGGTCCGCCTGGAAGTCGAGTTTCGCAACAATCACCGCATTCTTGAAACCGACATTTTGCGGCGGCCTGCTGAGTTCTTCGCGGGCGCGTATCCGTACCTCGCTGATTACCTTGCGGGCCTTGACCTTGACGTCCAGGCCGCGCGAATTCCCACGCATGCCGAGGTGGGCGACAAGACCGCCCTTGCTGCTGTTGAACGTGTCGTCCGCTGGTTGAACAACACAGCAGGCCCTGTGCTGTCTGCTGTCTGGAACCAGGGCGGTGACCTCATCGCCGAAATCGTTCAAACCACTCAACACCGACCAGCCCGAAGGCTGCGCGGTTTCTCGCGCGAAACCATCTCTCGTGCATTCGATCAAGTCGCGGCGTCCATTGCCCCAACGTCCGCGCCTTCGTTTACCGGGGCGTAAGGAAACACCATGAAGATGCAAACCGAAATCACTGTCGTCGGCATGAAGGCCAGTAAGGGCCAGCTGGACAACGGCACCGCGTACGACTCCACGAAGGTCTTCTGCTTGACCGATCTGGACGACCGTCGCGGCAAGGCCAAGGGCCAAGCCGTTGCCGAATACAACATCGGCACCAGCGACGAATACGACAAGTTCGCTCACCTGCCGTTCCCGTTCAAAGCGCTCGCCGAAGTCGAGGTCGTCACCAGCGGCAACAAACAACAGGTCATTGTTACCGGCCTGAAGCCCGTCACCAATCCGGCGAAGGCTGCCTGACATGGCGCGGCTGCTGATTCAGTCCGCCATCGATCACCAGTTCTTGCACTGGTCGCCCGTGACTGGCTCGGTGGCCTGGACGCCTTCGCTTGCAACCGCTCTCGTCTACGGCGTTGCCGATGACATGGATCAAGTTGCTCAGCTTGTCGAAGACAACTGCGAAGGCCCCTATTCGGTCGTTGATCTCGACAACGTGTCCGCACGTTGAACCTCGGAGAAACCAATGTTCGCTTTTTTCGCTCTCGGTCTATGTGTTGGCGTGTGCATTGGCGCGGTCTTCGCGCTCGGCATGGCTCGCAAGCATTCCCTGTTCGGCTGAGCCATGGCCGTTGACTACACATGGGTCTGGTGTGCGCAGTTTGGTGAGGCCGCTGATTACTGGCTCTCAAGTCCTGGCACGTTCGAACAGTACGGCTCTTCGTCGTTCTCTTGTTCGCGTCAGTGGACCGTCATTAAGACCTCCGAGTTTGACGCGCTCCGTCTGGCTGCCGATTCTGGCGGCACCACATCGTCTCAATTCACGGCTGAGGAAGTAACGGCGCTCAAGTGGCAAGCCGCTAATCCCTCTCCTTTCAATCTGTCCATTTCGGACGGTTCCCTTGTAGCGAGTGCCATCGTCGCTACCTGGGCGGCTGCCTGGGGCTTTCGCGCGTTGGTGAAGGCTCTCGGCGTTCTCGATGGTGATGAAAAGGAATGAACATGCAAATCCGCAACATCCGCGCCACCGTGCGCAACCTGTCCGCCCTGGCCTTCGTGGCCGCTGCCGGTGCCGCCAACGCTGCCGTTGACGTGACCGCAAGCACGACCGAAATCGCCGATGTCAAGACCGCGGCCATCGCTGTTGGCATCGCAGTCTTCTCGGTGGCCCTGGGCATCAAGCTGTACAAGTGGCTCAAGGCCGCTCTCTGATCCGTCAGGGCTGACGCTTGAGGGGTCGGCTTTGTCCGGCCCCTTTTGTTTCTCGGAGAAACATCATGGGGATTTACGTTCTGGTCGCACTGGTGGGGGCAGCATGGATTTTGTTTCGCGCTTAATTGTTGTCCTACTGCTTGGTTTGCCATTTCACGCTTTCTCAGCTACTGCTTACGTGGGCGGTGGTTTCTTTTGGTTGACCGCCGTCGATGCCTGTAAGGCAGCGTTTGCTAACTCAGGTTCGTATGTGTACGGCTCCACTAGTGGCCTTGAATGTTTTGACAATGGCGGGGTCAAGCGATACAACATATCTACTTACGCGTGCTCGGGTGTTCTGTATAAGTCCTCCGGTGCTGGCTACACATGCGGTACTTCTTGCCCATCTGGCCAGGTCAATGTTTCTGGTGTGTGTAAGGTCAAACCTACGTGCGCCAGCAATCAGGAATACGCTTCGGCCACAAATACTTGTGATTGCAAGACCATTGCCAGCGCGGGATCGTTCATGGTCACTGGCGATGAATATCAGGGTTGCAACAACGGTTGCATGCTGAACTTGGTTGCCGGTTGGTATGACAAGACGGCCAATGTCACTTGGGGCCACAAGTGGCGACAGCCCGGCACAGCTTGTGCTGTCGGTGTGCCTAACGTCTTGTCATCGGCTGATCCGAAGGTTGAGGCCGCCAAGCAGTGTGAGGCGGGGACCTGCCCGACCACGGTCAATGGGCAGTCCGTCTGTGTGCCGTGTGACAAGACCAAGCAAACTGAGACTGGCACCAAGTCGGAAAGTTCTTCCACCACGGCCAGTGGCGCATCGTCGCCTAGTCCGTCGTCAACGTCCACCGAATCGACCAGCTCGCGCACAGAGTGCTCGAACGGTTCGTGCACCACGACCGAAACAACCACGACCACGGGCCCCAACGGCGATAAGACCGATAAGTCCACGACCACGACTGAGCCGCAATCGGATTACTGCACGCGCAATCCGAAGGCCGAGGTGTGCAAGGGCACTGACAGCAGTTGGGGCGGTACGTGCTCGGCTTTCACTTGCGATGGTGACGCAGTGACGTGCGCCATCGCTCAAGCGTCATGGAAGTCCGCGTGTGCGCTGGACATTGAGCCCACTGATTCGAAAGTCACGGCAGGTAACGCCGCATTGGGGGCAGGGGACCGGCCTTCTGGCCATCCCGCTTTGAACCCTGACACGTCGAGTTTCGCCGCGAATCTTGACACGTCGAATCCATACGGGTCGGAGTGCCCAACTGACATTCCGTTGCAGGTGCTCGGCCAGCAGTTCGAAATCCCGCTATCGACCGCGTGCGGCTCGTTGCGGTTCATGGGGCAGATCGCGGTGGCGTTCGCGCTGCTCGCTGCTGCCTACATCGTCTTCGGTGGAGTGAAGGGGTAAGCCATGCAAGTTTTTCTTGCCGCGCTATTCGGCGGCTTTCTTCAGGTCGCGGGCTCACTTGTCGGGCGCGTGCTTCTGTCGCTGGGCATTAGCTACGCGGTGTTCACGGGCGTGGATGCTGCGCTGACGGCGGTCAAGCAAGATGCGTTTACTGCGCTGGCTTCTGCCACCGGCTTTGCACCTCAAATGGCCGCATTTATCGGTGTGCTCCAGATCGGCACGTGCATGAACATCATCTTTTCCGCTTGGGCGGCTCGGCTTGTCCTGGCTGGCATGACCAGCGGCACCATCAAGCGGATGGTCCTCAAATGACAATCGAACTGCAAACCGGTTTGCCCGGTAATGGCAAGACCCTGTACACGTTGGACCGCATTGAAGGCATTCGAAAAAAAACCGGGCGGCCTGTCTTCTATTCGGGCATCCCGATCTACAAAGACAAGCTGCCTGAGTGGACCGAGTTGGAAGACCCGAAACGCTGGTTTGAGTGCCCGCCCGAATCCATCGTGGTCATTGATGAGTGCCAGCGTCTGTTCAGGCCAAGGGCATCGGGCACGGCTGTGCCTGAGTACGAATCCCGGCTTGAGACGCACCGGCATGGTGGTATTGACCTGGTGTTGCTGACTCAGAATCCGCGGCTGGTGTCGCTGAACGTGCGTGAACTGTGCGGGCGTCACTTGCATATCGTCCGGACTTTTGGCATGAGCCGCGCAACGGTTCATGAGTGGCAGGAGTGCAAGATAAACACCCAGGCCCGAAGGGACTCGGTGAAGCATTTGTACAAGTACAACCGGAAGGTTTACGGATGGTACAAGTCAGCGGAGGCGCACACCTACAAAGCGAACATCCCGATGAAGGTGTGGCTCTTAGGGGCCATCGTTGTCGGGTTGCCGATCGGGGTGTACGGCATCATGCAGAAGCTCAAGGGCTTCTCAGATAAGTCGGAACATGACGCGGCGGCAATGAGGGCGTCAGGGCCTGCCGGTGCGTCCGGTGAGCCTGTCATGGTCAATGGCCGCATGAATGAACGTGATTGGGTTGGCCAGTACAGGCCCCGCGTTCCTGGCCTTGCATACACTGCGCCGATTTACGACGAAGTGACCAAGCCGGTGCGGGCTCCGATCCCTGCCGCGTGCGTGCAGATGGGTGAGCGGTGCGACTGCTTCACGCAGCAGGCCACTAAGCTAGAGGTCACGCCCCAGCTCTGCAAAAGCATCGTGGCCGGTGGCTTCTTTGTGGCCTGGGATGAACGCACGCAATCCGCCCAAGTTGTCCCCAAGCCTGCACCAGCTCAAAAACTGGAGGGCGGCAATCCTGACGGCTTCATCAGCATCAATCCGGGCTATCAGCCCCAGCGCGCGCCGTTCCAGTCTGCGCAGTCCGGCCAGGTCGAGCAGGATCCGGCGCGTCCTCGGGTGAGTCGAGGGCAGGGCGGTTGATTACGGCTCATAGGTCGCTTCGAACTGTGTTTTGGCGCGTAGATGTTCGTTGGCGCAGCGCGTAAATGTCTCAGTGCTCGGGTTGTCATCACAAGCCGGATCACGCTTGTAGAACTTGGCCCATGCTTCGTCTTTCTTGGCCTTGGCCATTTGTCTGCGTTGCTCGGCTTCTGCTGCTGCCTTTTGAGCTTCGGCGTCTATCGCTAAAGCCTGTTGGCGCTGACGTTCTTGGTTGACGGCTCGTTCGCCTTCGGCGGCCTTTGCCGCTTTGGCGCTCTTTTCGAGTTCGTACGCTGCCCATTGGAGTGACGCGCGCGCCATGGCAGTAGCTGCAACCAGTTCGATGGTGTGGGCCGCCAGGATGCCTAGACACACAGCGCCAGTGATCGTCCAGAAGCTGGCTGGCTGTCGTTTTTCGTATGAGTCGAACATGCTTCCTCCTTTTTGTGGAGTCTACTGTTCGTGTGTGCTGGGCTTCTGTCCTGAGTGGCCCTCGATGGGCTGCGAAGGGCTTTGGGTAGGTCGCTCCATCGTTTCGCGGAGAAACAAAAAAGGCCCCTAAGGGCCTTGTCTCGTTTTTCTCGCTCATTGCTTCAGCATCGCCATCAGTGCTTCTCGGGTGCCTGTCAGCTTGTTGGCTTCGTCACCGCACGCGAAGCCGATGATGTACGCCAGCGCGTAGTCTGCGGTCATTTCCTTGCCGTCTTTGATGCTTGAAATCGCTGTCACCATTGCCTCTTGGATTCGTTCGGCCGCGTTGATGCATTTCATCTTGTACGCGTCTTGTTCGGCACTTTCGGCGGTTTCATCGATGCCCCACGGGTCGCCGTCGTCTTTGTCGTCGTCGTTGTCGGCCTGTTGTTCGTCCTTGCGCTTCATCGACTTCGCCCGCTTTGCCACTGCTGCAGCGTCTTTGCGGGTCCATGCGTTGCCGGGGTATTGAGCGCATGTCCACTGTTCGCCTGTGTAGCCGTTTTCGTTTGCGGCTTTCTCGGCCTGGCTCAAGCTGCCCAGGATTTCGAGGTCTTCAACAGTGCCGCGCTCGAAAAGGCTTCGCGCGTACTTGCCGAACTCGGGGTGTGTCAGGCTGAGGTGCTTGGACACCCATGCTTTGGATTTCTTAACGATCTCGCCGATCTGTGCGGGGGTGTTGCCTTCGTCGGCCAGCTTGCGCACGGCGTTGGCAACCTCACGCGTCGAGAGCTGTTCGCGCTGGATGTTCTCGGCCAGTTGCATGCGGAAAGCCTTGGCCTCGTCTGCGTCGCCGACGATGGCGTAAAACTCGCTGAAGCCTTTCCGTTTCATGGCTTCGATCCGGCGATGACCTGCAACCGGGATCAGCGTTTCCGATTCGGGATCGCGGCGCAGCAGCGGCAGTTGCAGCAGGCCTTCACGCATGATCGATTCGCCCAGCTCGTCCAGTTCGGCATCACTCCAGCCGGTTTCTGTGCGCACCTGGGGTTTCACGTTGATCTGATACATCTGCACCAGCGTCAGCCCCTCCGGCCTGGACGTCTCGGGCGTGCCAGTCACGGGCAGTTCGGCGGTGGCGGTGTCGTGTTCGTTCTTCATGGCTTTTCCTTTCGGGGCTGCGGCTCCTGTTTCCCTGCGAAACCGGATACCTTCGGCCTTTTCTCTCCTCGCTCCCTCCCAGGGGGAGGGCGGGGGGAGGGGGTTCGCCAACGTACGTAAGAAACCGGGCCAGCGTTGCCGCTAGACCCGGACGAAAGACACCCCCAGCTAATCCCCCTCGTAACGCAGTGGGGGGATTGGCTGGGGGTGTGTCCGGGTCTTCGGCAGACGCTCGGCCTGGTTTCGAGATGCCTAGCCCGAACAAAAGCGCAAGACATGACAGGTTCCGCTTGCGGGTTCTGGCGTGGCTTGAGCGTTCGGGCGGGTTAGCGCCTCAGGTCGTCGCGCCTCGTTGCGTTAGGGATCGTTACCCGCATGGGCGAAGACACCCGGGTGGCTTCGTTGCGCAGCAATAGAGCCCGGTCCCGAAGGGAAACGCCTTCCATCGTCACCGGATCGTTTGCGCATTCGTCGCGTCGGCGCTTTGCCAGCTCGTTGACCATGAACCGCAGCTTTTCGCATTCATGCTTCAGCACCTGGGCGGTCTGGTAGGCCATGCGCGCGTCGTTGTGTGCGTCGACATGCACTCGCGCCTGACCCCAGCTCGTGACCCAAAACAATGCGATCAGCACCGGGCGCGGCGCATGGCCTGACGTGCGGTAGCTTCTAGCGGTTCGTTCTGAGACACCTAGCGCTCTAGCTAGCGCCTTGGTGGATGGGTTGCCCAAGTTCGCCAGCATTTCGCGCAGTGCTGGCAGCTCCCTGTGTGTTGGTGTTTTGTGCAGCATCACACGGCTATCGGTCACGCCGTCGCCAGGTTGAGTCGAAGCCGCATCACCCAT